AAATTTGGGGCAGTACTTTATAAGCAAGAAAAAGCCCCACGAATTTCGCAAAATCTAGCGATAATTCGTAGGGCTTTTGGAGCTACTGATCCGATTCGAACGGACGACCTGCTCATTACGAGCGGGCATGTTTTTGCATGAAATTATCGTATTTACGGCAATTTGATAAACAATTTGCGCCACCTTTTGAGCCACCGCAACTCGTTTCAGTCACCCTCTTACCACGGCGTTGTACACCATCTCCAAGAACTGCACCGCGCTGGGGCAGCCGGTGAGCGGGTACACGGCCATCACGCGCACCGCGTCCGGGTTGACTTCCCACGCCAGCTTCGCGGCCCGGCGGACAACGCCCTGAATGGCTTTCCACTTGCAGTGCTGCGTCTCTGCAATGGGCTCGTAGATTTCCTTTTGAACCGCTCCAGCCGGTCTTCCTGCTCGCAGATGCGTATGATGCACTCCCGTAGAGCGCGGTAGGAGCGAAAACTGCGGGTGATGCCCAGTGGGCGGAGCACATCGTCGATCTTGTTGCTCAGGGTTTCGTTTACGTCGATCATATTTGCACATTCTTTCCAATAGAATGCGACGATATGTGTCGGAATACGATAAACAGAAACAGCCCCACCATCCGGAGATCATCCGAGACGGTGGGGCTGTTGCCATACTTTATTCTGTTTTCTCCGCCCTCTGCTTGAGCACGTCCACAGCCTTGGTCAATGCTTCAGGAATCGGCACACCCATGAGCCCGGCATTCTCGATGATCGAAATCGTTTCGTTGCAGATGAACGCGATCACCGTAGCATCACGGATAAAGCTCGACCCGATGATGGCATCCAATCGGCAGGCTACCAGCACCACTAGCAGGCTCACGCCCTTGCGGCACAGGCCCTTCCAGCCCGCCCGGCTTTCCAGTGTGCCGGTTTTGGTCTTCGGGGAGGTGTGGAAGACCCCGGCCACGATGAGCCCGGTGATGTAGTCCACTGCCATGAAGATCACCAGCGTCTGCAGGGCGGTGTCCCAGCCCCCGAAAAAGGAGGCCAGTGCCCCGCCGATGAGGCCCACGGTGGTACAAAGTGTTCTGCTGTTCATGGTTATGCTCCTTTCAGCTTGTCCAGCCCGGCCCGCCGGATGATGGCCGGGTAATCCTTATAAGCGTGGCTCAAGTCCACCGGGCCGCTCACGCCGGGGATGCGGCCCTCGCTGGTGTACTGCCACATCCCGTGCCTGCGGGTGGGGCGCCTGCCGCGATAGTCCGCGATCCACAGGTCGTAAGCTGCGAGTGCGTCCATGTCCAGCGCGGTATCCGCAAAGTTCGAGTAGGTGTACACCATCGCATAGAGGCCCCAGCGCTCGATCTCGGCGGCATAGAGCCGGACGAGGGCTGACAGCTCTGCCGGAGTCAGAACCTTGAGCTTCGGGTCCTCCATGTCGATGGCGATGGGCAGCTGGAAGGTCTTTCCCTCCAGCACACTGCGCAGCATGGCAGTCAAATTTACCATGCTGCCTGCAACGGTCGAGCCCAGCCAGAAATATACGCCGACGGGGATGCCCCGTGCGGCGCAGGCGGCATAGTTGCGCTCGAAGGTCTGGTCTACGGAGGGCTTACCGCCCTTGTACCCCAGTGCTCGCAGCATCACGCCGTCGATTTTGCCGCTGGCCTTGACCACATCCCAGTCGATGCTGCCCTGCCAGCGGGATACGTCCATGATTTCCATATTGTTTTGTCCTTTCGTTATTGCAGTGTGCTCGGTGCGTCGCTCAGGTTGTGCACGATGCCGTACCAGCGGCAGTTCGTCTGTGTGCTCAGGTCTTCATCGCTGAACTTGGTCACGCTGATGTCCGCATTGAAGACCTTGTGCATCGTCTTGCCTGCCGGGCTGGCCGGAAAGACGTAGGCCGTCAGGCCGGTGGGCCAGGCATTGGAAGCAACGTACCAATTGAAATATACGCCGCCGCCCGGCCCAGCAGGTGCTGGCTGCTCTTTGCTCCGCCCACGGCTGCGTTATGCGCCGCCGTCCGGTAGCCGCTGGTGATCACCACCGGCTTGCCGAAGTGCTCCCGGATGCACTGCAGCACCACGGTCAGCACCTCGTCCACCATAACGGTGTCGGTGCCGTCCCGGCAGCGTAGCTCCCGCACCCGGAAGTCTGGTGAAAGGCGGCGGTTGCCGTCTGCCATAAGGCTGTACTGTTTAATCGCCATACTCCACTCCCTTTCCTTTTTTATTGATGATGCAGGCCTCTATACAATTTATGGATGCCCGCTATCAAACCACATACTTCTTGTGCTGGCTTCGCACATCGTCGCTCTGTACATCCGCATAGATCATCGTCGTTGCAATGTTCGCGTGTCCGAGCATCTTCTGGATGTTAGTCACATCCATGCCGTGCTGCAGCGCGTGCGTTGCAGTAGTGTGCCGGATCAGATGTGGGTATACATCACGTTCCAGCCCGGACTTCTTGCCAAGCTTCTTGATGATTTTTTCGATTCCGGCCTTGCTCAATCTGGTGTGCGGGCTGCGTTCCTTAACAAACAGAGCAGGACACTCGTCACATCGGTCGTGTAGGTATTTTCTAAGAGACACCGCAGCTCTGGCGTTCAGATACGAGATTCTGTGCTTGCTACCCTTGCCAAATAGTACGACCTCACCCTTTTCAAAATTGACATCCTCAATATTCAGCTTCATAAGTTCATCCACGCGGCAGCCGGTGCTGTAAAAGAACTCCAGCATCGCCTCTTCTCTGGGCGTATTGCACACCGCTCGAAGTTCCTCAAGTTCGTAGTCCGTAAGGGCTTCGCGGCGCTTCCGTTCATACTTGATCGGACGGACTGCAAGCATAATATTCTTCTCGCAGTATCCTTCGCCGGACGACCACGAGAAAAAACTGCACAGTGCGCTTCTGATGCTATCTAGCGTCCGGTTTGAGACGTGATGTTCTTTCTGATACATATAGAGATATATCCGCACATCGTTTGCTGTGATCTCCTCAAACGGCTTATTTACTGCTTTGAAAAAGTCCTTCAGCCGCAGCATATAGAGATTCAGTGTTTTTTCGCTTGCGCCTTCTATCTTTTTCGTCACAAAGAAAGCCTTGAAGTGCTGCGGAAGATACCCCTCGTACACAGCGATTTCCTTGCTGATCTGCTTCACCTCATAGTGAGAAAGCAGCACTGCAAGCTCATTCTGAATAACGCCCATGTACTCCGCCGGAACTTTTCCATCTAACCGAACAGCCAACTCATCTGCCAAACTGAGCATAAAAAATACCTCCTGCTCACACTTGAATAAGGGCAGGAGGTATGATATACTGTTCCTGTCCTTAGTTGGGCGGCATCGGATGGTTTACTTTGGTCGGTAGGCATCCGGTGCCTTATTTTTTTGCCCTTTTATTATAGCACTTGAGGTTTTTTCATTCAAGTTTTTCTGCTCGGATTGCTGTAAAAACATTGAGAAGAGATGTGTTTTTTAGTCAGCTAAAGCATCCTTTAGTTAATAGGCGAATTCTCTATTTTCGCCTGCTCCAATGCGTACAATTTTTACATTTCTTTCTTTTTTATTGATGCAAAAAATGTCAAAGCACTGTTCGCTTGTGGTCCCAAGCGTTCTCGTCTGCGCGCCTTCTTCTCGGATAAAGCAGTCGGCGTTAGTCACAACCATGTGTGTGCCATGCCACTCAATAAGTGCATCTCTGTGCTTATGCCCAGCAAGCCAACACACAAGTGTGCCTTTGTGTGCAGAGAATTCTTCCGTTTTTGACGTGTATCCGCTTATGACTTTCCCAATTTTTTCAGCATTTACAACCAGTGTACTTGTCCCAAAAGGCCGTTCTGAGGATGTCCATAGTGGCACATGAGAGAAAACAACGCATAGCCAATCATTGGAGGGCAGATTTAAAGAGCTTTTGAGCCATGTAATTTGTTCTTCACTTATGGAAAAATACCACTCTTTGTTATATTTGGATATATCCAAGTCGTCAGCATAATCCATACAGTTCACGGAAATGTAACGAATTTTATTTGTTTTATCGTCGGAATAAAAATACGTCCCATTTCCGTTTTCAGGATACACAATTTCCGATTTTGCCTTTTCTTCATCAGAGCGATAATAAATATTATACGCTTCATCGGTGGAAATATTGTATTGATTGTTTCCACCGTATGCCCATTCATGATTTCCTATGGTTTTTATCATTGGCAAGTCAAAGAACAAATTGCGAATCTCTATCATATCATCGACAATAGCGTTTTTACCTTGCTCGTCTGAGTTCCATGCAGTCTGCCAGTCGCCTCCTCCGAGAATGGTTTTTATCGCACACGATGTTTTGATTCGTCTCATAAGAGCAGGCGAATGTTTTGTGTTCCGCTGAATGTGAATGTCTGTGATAAATGCAAATGCAAAGCTGTTAAAGCTATCAATATTTTCAAGAATTTCTTTTTCTTTTTGAGACATATAATCTCTATAATATTCTGGTATATGGAATCGATTATCAACCACATAGACATGGAGATATTTATACACTTGGCCCGCAGATATAGGGGAATTATCTTTGTTTCGAATCATAATCGTATAATATCTCTCTGGATACACATTACAATAAAAGGTTCCATTAAGCCATACGCCAATATTTGCTGCGAAGTCTTTATACATATATTTCTTAGAATAAACGCCATTTTCTAATATAAATTCTTCGACTATTACGTCAATTGTGTCTGGAACGGAAATCATAATGGTTTCTTTTTGCGGAGGGCTGAACAAACTTGTAACAACTCGAATGTTCGACGGCTTAAAAGGAATAGTATTATTTGTTGCTTGATTATAGGTAAACGTATTTGTTATATCAACACAATACGGCTTAGCAACAACGTCATGCAATTTTTTGCTCAAGGCAACCATCATAATATCTTCGCCAGTTGGAGCATCTTCAAAATCGGTATTGCTATCATTTTGTATGGATAACCAACGCCCAGTATCTTCCTTACGGATTATTACTTCTTTAGTCCATGCGTTTTTGTATGAAATATTAAATTCCCTCACGCATTTGATTTTGATGTCACAATTTGATTTTTGGCAGTATAGCGCCGCTCTTTTTGTGGTATTGGGGACGTAAGATGAATTCAATTTTCCATTATCTAATGTTGTACCTTTTAGAATAACTACTGGATATACGTCAACGTCCTCTCCGTTATCAGTGGTATAAAATGGGGCTCCCTGAATGTCATCAATAGATATACACGCACTAACCAACAGTGCATTCTGGCCTGGAGTTGAATAACCTGTTGAGATTGCGATGTATTTTGCATTTTCTGGCTTGATGACATACATCTCAGATTTGATGACGTTGTCTGAGGAACTGTTTTTCACATATCCAACGATATTCATGTTTTCATCAAGGAACGTCACAAAATTCGTATATGCAGGAGAAGACGCTGTTACAATATACCTACCCGTATTATATGGAGACAAATCGAAATACCATGTATAATAGGCCGTTTGAGAAAAGTCAAAGTCTCTGTCTAAATAATAACTGCCTCGTACAACTTTTTGTGCGCCTAAATTAACCAGATTCTTTTTTGCATTGCTAACTATATCTTCCTTTACCTGCCCAACGCTCTCGCTCAGCGCCGTATAGTCCTCCGGGATTGACGCCAGCGCAGCCTTTGCCTTTTCGTCAACGGCCTGTTTGGTCTGGTCAGCAGTGGCGGTGATTTCTCTTTGGACTTGTTCGCCAGTTGCAGTGATGGTGCTTTCGACGCTTTTTGCGATCTCGGCACTGGCCGCCGCATTCTTTGCCGCGCGATTCGCTTCGGCTGTCTCCTTCTTCACCAGTGCCACAAATTGCTCGTATACGCTCGGAGTCATGGCCTCCGTAGTGCTGTCCCGGTCGATGGTCTCATAGCAAGTGTACCGTCCCGGCTTCGTCATGGCAGTATAGCCGTCTGCCCCCACCGCCATCAGCATCCAGAGTCCCTGTTTCTCCTTGGTCCACCGCTGATCCACCACCGCCCGGTTCTTCTCGTCCAGCAGCTGCGGGTCCGGCAGCGTCCCGCTCAGACGTTGCACGTGCAGGGTGATGGCGCATCCCTTCCACTCCTCCGGCACATCGAAACACAGCGTGTCCACCTTTGCCGAACCCACGCCACCCATGTACAGCGATTCCGGCGTAGCCCGGAACGTGCTGCCGTTGTCCTGCAGCTTCCTGATTTTGATGTTCAGCGCGCTCATGGTATCCCTCCTTTTTTCCCCAGTGTATCATCCTCCCGCCGGGCCTGACTACTTGCTACTTTTCCGCCGGGCAAACAAAAAACGCCCCGGCCAATTTGGCCGAAGCGTCTTCGTTCTTTTATCTCACCCCCGCCCACTCATCCACGGCTCCCGCCGCGGCTTCCTGCTTCTTCTCGTCCTGTTTGATCCAGCTCTCGAAGTTTTTCTCTTCGTACAGCGGTTCACCTCCGGCTTCCAGCCGCAGCAGCATCTCCGCCAGCTTCTCCCGGTCGTGGCTATTGCCCGCCAGATACTCGCTCTTCACCACGCCAGTGATCTTCGTCTGGATGGTGTCGGCCTTTTTGCCCGCCGTCAGCAGCCGGTCTACCTCGCTCTGCACGTCCTTTGCGCGGCCCGTTTCCAGCGCGTCGGTCAGGTCATCGTAGACGTCCCGGTCTTTGTCTCCGGCCAGCAGCGCGTCGGCCTTTTCTTTCACGGCTTTGTCAATGAGGGCGATGAACCATGTCCGCCGTGCCTTGTCTTCGTTCGTTTCTCCCTTCTCGCCCTGCTTCTTCACGCCGTAGGCCGTGCACAGCCGGTCGAACACCTCCTGCTTTGCGTCCTTCCTGTCTTCCAGCTTCCCGGCGTTCTGGGCTTGTGCAGCGGCTAAAATGTCCGCATCGTACTTCTTCAGGCGGTTCTTCAGCTCCGAGCTCACCTTGTCGCTCTTGCCCATCTGTTCGAGCTTGCCAAGAGCGGCCGCAGCTTCCTCCGCGTCACCCCGCTCAATGGCGTTGAAGAGCCGGTCGTATTGTCCGGTCGCCGAGCTGGGCGTACTGTGGAAACTCAGCTGCTCCCCATGTTCTCCCTTCGTTGCCGCATAGACGATGTTCTCGCCCCACTTCCATGCCGCTGTCATCAGCTTGCCCGCATTGCCAGCCGGGATGCCCTGCACCTGCATGCCGTCCTCCACCAGCGTGGTGGCGTATGTGCGCAGTTTTTCGTGGTATGCTGCAAGCTCCTTCTCGTTCATCTCGCTTGTATCCTTCCGCAGCAATTGATAAAAACGCACCGCATCCTCGCTCAGATCGTTGATGGCGGTCAGGTTCGATGCGCTCACCACATCATATACCGTTCCGCTCACGAGATTGCTCGTCAGGCCGTACAGCTCCGAGCCGAACATCGGGTTGCTGGCCGCACTCTCCAAAAACAGATCGGTGTATCGTTTCAGAAAACTCCATGCGGTGATGTCTCCATTCTCGTCCTGCTCCCGGTCCCACCGGTGCAAAAGGAAGTCCGCGCCAATTTTCATCAGGGCAAACACCGCCGTCTGCACCACCTGGCTTGCCGCCGCCCGGCGCAGGCTCTGCCCGGCCCGCTGCACTTCGGCCTTGTTCTCGGCGCTCTTCTCTGCATTGTACCGGGTTCTCTGGGCGTTGTAGTCCATCACCGCATCGGCGAGGATACCGTAGTTCTGGAACCGCTGGGTCGTGAACATGGTCAGCGTCTTGGTGATCTCGTTGTCGCTGCGCTGGATGCCCGCCCGCTGCATCACGGTGTAGTTGGGCTGGGTCTCCTCGATGACGCGCTGGTACACCTGATTTACAGCCTTCCAATATGCTTCGTCATGGGCAATGCTCCCCATGGGGGAGCTGCGCGACGCGCCGACGTCAGCCGGACGGAGCGCGGAGAGGGCAAACTCCCCGGTGTGGTGTTCCACATAATGTTTCGCACCCTCCCACAGTGCCGCCACCGTGATCTCGTCCATCTTGTTGATCCAGCCGGTCACGCTCTTGGGCAGTTTGTCCATGGCCTTTTCGGCAAAGCTCCCCGAAACACCGATGGACGCCAGCTCTCCGCGCTGGCTGCCCCGCAGGCGGTATTGTAGCAGCGCGTCTCCGTGTTCGCGGATCTCCGCTTCCAGTGTCGCCCGCTGTTTGCCGGAGAGGTTCTTCACGAAGGGCAGCACCGCCGCCATGGTATCGCTGCCCAGCACCGCCCCCGCCGTGGGCAGGGACGCCGCCTGTGCAATGGCAACGCCGGGGTTCAAGGTCAGGATGGCCCCGGCATAGTTGCCCCGCAGCTTCCTCAGCGCCCAGCTAAATCCGTCCGACCGCTTATGCGGCTTCGTCTGCAGGTCGGTCAGCAGGTAGTCCACGTAGTTCACCGCGTCCTGTCCCCAGTGCTCTTTTAGGATGCCGTTTTTCAGTTTCCCGATGCCGTCCCGCGTCTCCACGTCGGCGTTCAGGATGCGGTTTGCGTCCCGGATGGATGCCGCAAGGCCCGCGTAGGCCGCCGTGTCCCGCAAAGAACGCTGCACCACGCTGCTGCACTCTTCCAGCAGGATGGGCAAGCCGCTCTTCACGCGCTCCTTCAAAAAGCCGCGCCCTTCGATGGTGGCGTCCATCTTCACGCCCTCGATCTCGCTGGCCAGCTGGGTCTTGTCCACCGCGATGGGGTAGTAGTTCTTCACCGTCGCCCGCTGGAATCCCACCAGCTTCATGCTGGTCTCGTTGATGAGGTTCGTGGTGTAGTCCCCGAAGAAGCCCTTCATGTCCTCGATCCACTTCCGGTCGTAGTCGGTCAGGGCATTCTCCACGGTGTTCAGGATGGTGTCGGCCATGGGCATTCCGTCGGCCCCCGTCAGCATTCCAATCTTCACGGTCTGCCCCTTCTGGTAGGCCCGCTCGATGTTGCCTTTGTTGTAGAGGTTCGCATCCGGCAGCGTCAGTCCGCCGTTCAGTAAATGTTCCCGGCTGTCGGTGTTCTGCAGGTGCATGTACAGGCTGCACAGCTGCCCATGGGTCAGCGGCACGGCCTTGCCCTTCGTGTCCTTCAGCCCGATGTCCACCAGCTCCGCGCCGGGGCCTGCAAACCGCTCCATCTGCTTGAGGTTGGCCTTGCCTGTCACGTTGTCGAAGAGCTTGGTGCCTTCCACGATGATCTCCGTCTGCCGCCGCTGTCCATCGTTCAGCATATCGGCCAGCCGTTCCATCTGGCTGTTCTTGGCGTAGCCACTCAGCATCCGGAACACCCGCTTCGCCCCCAGCATGTCCAGATTGTACTTGGTCGCAAGGTCGCGCAGCCGTCCGGCCTCGTTGCCCTTCGCCGCCAGCACTTCCAGCCCGGCCTTCTGGGCAAAGGCGTCGATCTCCTCGGTCTTGGCAAGGCTCAGCGTCTTGTTTTCGGTGCGGATCACGTGCAGCGTCCCCGCCGTGATGGCTTTCAGCATCCGCAGCTGCTCCACCGTCAGGGGCAGATAGGTGCGGTTCTCCGTCTCCCTGATACGGGCCTTCAGCCGGTCACGCAGCCTCTCAGCCTTTTCGCCGTCGCCCAGCGCCTCGGCCTCGGTCAACTGCTGGTGCAACCGGTCAAGCTGCGCCTGTTTCGCGTTCATCATGTCGGCCTGTAATGCTTGGATGAGCTTCGGCACACCGGTCTGTTCCCAGTCGTAGGCAAGGCTGCTGGGGTCGCTGGCCGTGCCCTGCGTCTGGCCGATGGTGTTGGCCAGCGCCGTCAGCTTCCGCAGTGCCGCATCGTTCAGAACGGCCATATCCGCCAGCTTCGCCACCTCTGCCGCCTGTTGGATGAGCCGCGGCTGCACATACTTGCCCTTCGAAGGCCGCAGGATCATCTGGTTCAATTGGGCGGCATTGTTCCGGATGCTCCGCTTCAGTTCGTCGGCTTTCCGTCCGTCCCGCGCCCGCTGCACCCGCTTTTCGGCCAGTGCTTTTGCCACGGCAATGTCCTCGTCCCGCTGCTGGCGGGCCACTTCCACCGCAATGGCATTTTTCTGGGCCTGTTTCTGCTGCCACGCTTCGGCTTTCTTCTGGTTCTCGGCTTCCCACTCCATGATCTCGCGCTCCTGCACGATCTGGCTGTACTCCGCCCGGTCAGCCCGGCGCTGCTCGTTGGCCACCTGCCGGGCAAGGTCCCGGTTCTCCGCTTTCAGAGTTTTGTTTTCCAGCGTGATCTCGTCCAACATCTGCTGCCGCTCTTCCTTCAGGCGCTTTTTCTCGGCTCTCCATTCCCGTTCGTAGGCTTCCTTCAGCACATCCAGCTTCTCGGCCATGTCGCCGGAGTTGGTGATGTCCACGCCCAGTGCATCCAGATTGGCGTCCAGCATCGCTTCTGCCTTGGCATTCCGGCGCTGCTGCTCCTGCATCTGCTGCACTGCTTCGCTCTGGTTCCCGGCTTTCTGGTTCTCCGCCAAACGTCGGTTGAATTCTCTCGTCTGCTCCTTCTGCACAGCCCGCAGGTCTTTCACAGCCTTGGCCGCACTGGTTTCGTCTCCGGCTGCTGCCGCTGCGGCCCGGCGCTGCCACTTCTGGAACGAGTCGAAGATGGCCTGTGCGTCGTTCATCTCGTTCACGTGCAGCAGATCGCCGATCATCCGGCCCGCCAGCTCCACCTTGGCATCTTCGTACTCAGCCACGTCGGCAAACCGGCTCATCATCTTTGGCTTGATGGCGTCGTGCACGTTCATCAGCACATCCAGCCACTCGGTGCTCTCCATGCTGGCCGCGCCGTCCACGCCCGCAGCCTTGGCGGCTCCCCGGAACAATTCCGCTGCGCCCTGCTTTGTGCCGCCAACCGCGCGGGTGTCGTTCACAATGGCCTCGTATTCTTCCGCCGGGTTTCCGTCCCGGTGTCCTTCCTCCTGCCGCAGCTTCACGCCGTGCTTCCGGGCCTCGGCCACCGCTTCGCCCCAGCTTCCGTACTGGCGCACAAGCTCCGCCTTGGCTTTGCCGTTCTTGTCCACGGTGTAGCTCAGCTCGTGGTATTCCGGGTACTGCTGCCACAGCTCGGTATTCCGATAGGTAGCGCTGTCGAGGATCTCCCCGGCAATGGTCTCGGCCAGTCCCTGCGCCTTGTTCATGTCGGCCCCTTCGGTCTTCATGTACTCGATCAGGGTGCGCATCTCGCGGGCCACACGCTCGGTGTCGGCCTTTCCCTTTGCGCCGCTGGCTTTCACCAGCCGTTCCGCCACGCCCAGAATGCTGTCGTCGCTCACCCGCACCCCGCGGGTCAGGCCCATCATCTCGACCAGCGTCTGGATGGCCGCGCTGTTGTCCGCAATGGTCCGGCTTGCCTGCCGCTGGCGGTTCCGCTTCGCATCCCGGTCGGCCTGTTCGGCCATCTGGAAGCGGACACTGTTTTCTGTCGTTTCCGTCTTGACATTTCTGCCCTCATAGCGTAAACTAGCAATGGAACCATATTTGGTTATGCGTAACGGCAATTGGAGCCTATTAACAGCTAACCAAGTATCGGTTCTATTTTTGTTTGGGTCAATGTACAGGATATCATCTCGGTTTAGAAGTCCCTGCACATTTTTCTTGCCGTAGGCGCTCGTCACCATGATGTTGTCAAGCTCCACGCCCTGATAGCTTGTCGGCAACAGTTCCAGTGACACATCCACCGGCTTTCCGGTCTGGTCGTATACTTCACCAAACATATAAATGCGGCTGGCATAATTTGCATCTCGGCTTGTGTCCGAGTGCAGCACAACGATGGGGTTTTCCAATACCTGTGGCACCTGTTTGATGATTTCCTTCGTCATAATGGAATTATCTACTCCGGCCCGGAAATTCTCAGCACTGTGCTTTTTCAAAATCTTCCGAATTTTTCCGCTGTCCCAATAAATATTTTGGTCTTTCACGCCGATGCTCTTCAGCACTTCAGAAGTTGTACCAACCCGGATTCTCTTCGACCATGTTGCATCCAAATCGATGGCGTCCACGTTCTTCTCGAAAGTTTCATCCAGTTGAAACCGCACCGATTTCTTCACAGGTTCGTCGGTTCTCTTGCTTTCGGCATTTTCTTGTGCTATACTGTTTTTAGAAAGCAGCTTAGGGGCTTCATCGCCCTGCTCGGTTTTGAGTACCGTGGTAAGGCTGCTTTCTCTGGAAGCTTCCGGCAATCTGCTGGCATCGGAATTTTTTGTTTTGGTGACGGTTCCACCGGGGGCTTCCATAAAACTCTCCGGCAGACTACTCCCCGAATCTTCGGATTCCATGTGGGTACCACCGGAGAGTTTCATCGAACTCTCCCACAAGCTGCCCCTGTCATCGTTAGATTTCAGGTAGGTATCGTGGGAGGTTCTATTTTTTTGCCGGTCAATGTTCACAATATCGTAAAGGATTTCCCTTCCGTTATTCCGTCCTTCCGCCGCGCTCTCGGTTTTGAGGGCTGCGGCGTTTTCTTTTGCGGCCCGCAGGGTGTCCATGGCCTTTTCGGCGTGGGCGAAGTATTCGTCCTGCAAGGTCCGTCTCTGGGCCTCGGCCAGCCGCTTTGCCTTCAGGGCGGCGGCATTGCTGGGGTCGATGGTCAGCACTTCCTTGGCCCGGCTGATGATGTCGCTCAGCAGATTCTTCACCCGGTTCATCACCTTGTGGATGGAACCCCTCACGCCCGCATTTTTCTCCGCCTGTCCGCGCTGGAATTCCACCCAGCGCTTGAAATCCGCTTCCGTCGCAAAGATCCCCCGCCACGCATCGGCCACCAGCTCTTCGGCTGCCTGTTCATAGGTCAGCTTCTGGCTGGCGTACACGTCCATCTTGTCCCGGATCATCTCGTCTACGCTTTCGTAGCCGTCCATCTGGGCAAGGTAGGTCAGGGCATGGTCCTGCAAGCTCTTTGCGCCCGCTTGGTCGAGGGAGTTATACCAGTGGTAGTCCTCGTGCAGCACGGTGCCGAAAATGTCGCTGGCGCTGTCCCCGAAGAAGATGCGGGCGGTCTCGGAATGCAAATAGGCCCGGACGTTCGGATTGTTTTGCAGCACGTTCTTCAGCACAGCGTCGGTGCCGGTGGCGGCGGCGTTCAGCTCGATGATCCGGCTGCCCATGTCGGTGCCGTCGTGATCCAGCGTCCCTTTATAGTAGACCCGCCCCTGTCCGCTCGTGCTCTGGTCGGTCAGGCCGCCGCCGTAGCCGCCCGCCTGTTCCTTGGTGTCTGCACCGTAGAGGTAGGCGGTATTCAGCGCGATCCGCCCGCCCTCGCCGCTGTCCAGAATATAATTGACGTTCAGGGCAGTATTGTCCATCACACCGGCCAGCCGCAGCGCGTCGTCGAAGCTCTTCACCTCGTCCATCTGCGCCAGATGGTAGATCGTTGAAGCCGCGGCGGCATACCGATCAGCATCCACGTTGGCGGGCAGCTTCTGGCTGATGTCCTGCGCGGCCTTGGTCTTTCCGCTCTCCACGCCCCACTGCTCCAACTGGCGCTGTACCTCGCTCTGCCGGGCCGTCTGGCTGCTGGGTTCCCGCAGCCCGTAGGTCTCCCGCATCTGCCCGCTTCCCTCGTCCGCCGCGTCCAGCCCCGCCGGTTCAACCTTCAAATCAAGGTCTGCATAGTCGTTGACGCGGGCGGTTTCCACCGTTTCTCCGGCGTTTTCCACGCCCTTCTCGTTGACGCGGGCCGTTTCCGGTGCTATACTGGTTTTGGAGATTCCCGGTTGTCCTCTGCCGTCGGATGCAGCAGATTCGGCGTCAGTTCGCCGGGAAATCTCGTCAGCTCCCATAGACCTGTTGCCAGATGCTTTGGCTTCTGCGGTCTCTGTGGGAGCTTTTATTGTTGTAGGCTGAATGTTTACCACATCATAGAATACTTCGCGGCCGTCCTGTTTGATAGCCGTCAGAACATCCGCATTGTAGCCTTTCGTGCCAATGCGGATGTTTATGTTTCCGCGATTAAAAGACTCTGCGTTTTTGTGGTTCGCTTGTTCATTTTCCACGGGGCCCGAAGTGGAAACAACTTCATCCAGATTTGAAGCCATTCGCATTTTGTCGGCGTATGTATCCGAGCTCACACGTTCCAAGCCTCTTGTGTATTTTGAGTGTGTAAATTCTCCTCTGCCTTCGCGGGTGTTGCTGATCGTTTGGCCATCCCGTTCAAATCCATTCGGATACAAATCACGAATTGCATCACGAACCGTGTTTTTCCAATTCTCTTCCGGAACATTTCCCAAAAGATCATCGTCGATTTGGACGTATTGTTTTCCGTCATCATCCGTTCGAATTGAATATTTAATACCGCTCCCCTCTGTCGCGGAGTCTGCCCGCCCATCCAAGGCTCCCTCTCCGAGGGAGCTGTCACCGGAGGTGACTGAGGGAGTTTTCGCTTTCTCCGCCGCTGCTTCTTGTGCCGACTGTGCGCGTGTCTCCAATGCCTGTTTCGCCTTAGCCTTCACTACACCCACACCTGTGCCCGCTGCACCGCCCATCGCGCCGGATACACCGCCCGAAAGCCCGCTTTCCAGCGCGTTCAGCAGGTGCTCTTTGGTAAACAGGTCTTTCGCAGCATCCGCGTCGCCCAGTGCTGCATCGATGGCTTGGTCGGCATAGCTTTCCACAAACGCCTGCATGGCGTTGTCGATACCGCCCGTCACAGCGTTGGCAATGGCTGGATAACTCTGCGCGAAATCCGAGCTGCCCGCCATACCGCGCACCCAGTCCGCGATCTGCCCGGCCACGGTGTCCTTGGCGTAGTCACTGCCCATGGTCTTTGCCAGGTCTGCCGCGCCCACCGAGTTGATGGCCCATCCCGCGCCGAACTTCAGTGCCGCCTTTGCCATTGCTTTTTCGGGGCTTTCCCCCTTCGCGTCGCTGGCTGCCAAGCTGTCTCCCGCGCCTTGCAAACTCAGCACTGGCAGCACCAGTGCCGGGTTCACGGCACCCAGCGCGAGGTTCTCGCCCGCGCTCATGGCCGCGCTGTGCAAAAATCTCTCTGTCCCGCTTTCGCCCGCCTGTGCATCTGCCAGCAGCTCTTCTCCCTTCCGGTGTGTTTCTTTGCCCCAGTTATAAACGGGGTTGTCCACCTTGCTGCTGGCTTCTCCGGCTGCGAGCCGTGTACGTGCATCTTTGATCTGCTCTTCCGTCCACCCGGCGCTCACAAGGTCCTTGTCGGTGTACATCCCGTGTGTGCCGTCCACGCGCTGGATGGCCCGCATCAGGGTGCGGGTAGGGTCATCGTCCTTCACCTCGGTGCCAACCGCCTGCGGCATGGCACCCGCCGCCATTGCCGCCGCGCCGGAAACATTGGCCGCAAGGCTTTTGGCACTGTTGCCCAGCCGCCGCCCGGCCCGGTAGGCCAGCGGCAGCGTCTCGTATTGCTCATTGATAGCCCGTGCCCGGTCAATGTCCGCCTGTGTCCAGCTGCTGTTTTTAATGAGGTCAGCGTCGGTGTATGCACCGTGCGTCCCATCGATGCGCTTCACCGCTTCCGAAAGGTTCCGGTTGTCGTCGGTGTCTTTCCAGCGGTTCACATCCTTGTAAATGTCCTTGGTGCCCATGTCCTGCTGGTTCAGCCAATCCCTCCGCCTGTCCGCCTCGTCCGCAAACCCCAGATTGTTGTTTGCCCGGTATTCGTCAAACGCCTTGGAGTGCAGTGCATTCTTCTCATGCTCTTGCTTTGCTGCCTGTCCGGCGTCAAACTCCGCACTCCACTGCGCAAGCCGCGCTTTTGTGACATGCTCTGCCTTGGGCCGCGCCGTATTCGTGCCATTGGCCGCTGTCTGGGCTGCTTCCGTGTTTTTCTTTTCCGGGTACTTTTTTTCGTATTCCTTACTCCATTGCGCAAGCTGACTTTTGGTCACTGCCATAATGTGCGTCCTTTCTCGTGCTTTTGTTATTCCAACGCATTCAATGCCTGTTCGATTTCTGCTTCCGAATACCCTTGCAGCCGCAGACTGTTATAGATCGTCTTCAAGTCCGCGCCCTTTTTCCACTGTCCCTTGGCCGCATTGGCAGCCACCTGTGCCCGGCTGATCGTCTGCCCACTCTTTCCCACCGCACCGGTGCTTCTGTTGTTTGCTTTCTGCGCACCGCTCACGGCGTCCACTGCCGCATAGCTCGGCTTATAGCTGCCCGTTCCGCTCACCGTCTCCGGTTCCAGATATCCCGCATCGGTCAATACCTGCTGGTAATACTCCTTCTGCGGGTCACTGTCCTTCATGCTGCTGTACGTCTTCGACATTTGCAGCAGTTGGGCATTCGTATAGCCATGGTTGCTTCCACCGCTTGCACCGGCTTTTCCTCCGCTTCCCGAACTCCGCCCGGAGCTGCCTGTCTTCGTCAATGCAGCCTTGGCCGCAGCCGTCGCAAGCTGCCGCTGCATCAGCGTCGTGTAAGTGCCCGCCGCATTGGCATCCATGCCGTACATCTTCAGCAGGTTCGCTGCCGCTTCGGGGTTGCCGTCTGCCACCAGAGAAGCCGCTGCGCTCAGGGCGCTTGCCTGATCGTCCCGCGTGATGGGTGCACCCGTGTAGTTTGCAAACACATCCGCATTCAGTCCATATTCGTTCAGCACGTCGCTGGCTGCACCGCCTGCGCCTGCCTTTTGCAGGTTGAAGGCGACTTCGTAAGCTCTGGCTTTATCCTCCTTGTCCTGCCGCGCCAGGCTGTCCGCATATTGCTGCTTCTGGAAATCGAACTGAGCCTGGGCCATCTTGTTTTCCCACTGCTGCTGCGTGTAGCCCTTGTACCCATCATAGGCGGTCATCGCCACATTGCCCGCCGTCTTGATCCCGTTCCACACGTTGTTCCAGAAGTTGTCGTTCTCGTTCCGGGCCTGGGCGCTCTGGCTGCGCAGAAAATTCAGCTGGTTGTTGTAGTTTGCCAGGTTGCTCCCGTAGGCCGAGCGGTCCAGCGCCTCGGTGGTCCCCATCCCGGAAAGCGCGGCCAGCAGGCCGTTCTGTTCGTTCTGGTATTCGGTCAGGGCCTTGCTGCGCAGGCCGGGCACCGCACTTGCAATGCCTTCCAGCGCCGCTGCCTGGTTCTGCCTGGCCACACTGTCGGCGTAGCTGCTGCCGTATCCGCCCGCCAGGGCTGCGGCCGTTGCCTGTGCGTTCTCGGCGCTCTTCGCGGCTGCATCCGCTGCCTGCTCCCGGTACTGCTGGTAGGCCTTCGCCAGTGTGCTTCCATCGTAGCCGCTGCCCACCTGCCCGGTCAGGGCGTCCATGGTCTCCTTGTTCCGGCTCTCGTAGGCCGCCGGGGCCTGCTGGCTCCATGCCCGCTCTTCCTGCTCTGCCTTGTTCTTTCGTTTCAGTGTATCAAATAACATCGTCTTCGCTCCTTCTTCCCGCTGTCGCGGAGCACTGTCGTTCCCGGTTTCGGGAAACTTTTCTCAGTCAGTATTCTCAAAACCGGCCTGCCAATGGCTCCCCTACCAGGGGAGCTGTCACGCGAAGCGTGACTGAGAGGTTTCGTTCCCGTCCGCTGACGTTTCGTTCCTGCTGTCTGCGAAGCAGACTGAGAGGTTTTCAGATCGCCACCCCAAATGCCCGCAGCACCCACGGCAGCGCCTGTACGGCCACCGTGGCCACGTTGCCAATGGTGTTCGTTGTGTTGGCCGTCTTCTGCTGCTTGGCGGCCACCGCGTCAGCATATTCGGTCTGTGCATTTCCCAGCTGGTTGTAATAGTTGTTCAGGTCGGTGTTGTAGGTATCCTGTGCCAGCTTCTCCTGGCTCTGCAACGCGCTCAGCCTGCTCGTCAGGTCATTTTTCTTGGTGGTGTATTCGTTGTATGCCTGGTCATACAGGCTGTCCGCCGCATCCGAAAGCCCCGCCATCGTGCTCTGATACGCCGTCTGCCCGCTCGAAGTCGCCCAGCTGTTCCCGTAGCCGCCGCTGCGGGAGGCGGCCCGCGCCGCCGTGTCCTCGCTGTTCAGTTCGGCCCCGCGGGTGTATCGGCTCTTGTACTGCTGATACGCCAGGTCTTTCGTGTAGTCGTAGGCAAAGCCCTTCTCATTCATCTTGTTCAACGCATCCTGCGTCCCGCTGATCTGGCTCGCATACTCGCTCTGGTATTCGCCGGGCTTGTTTCCTTTGATGCGGTCCAGGTTCTCCCTGGCCGTCTTCACCCGGTCGTTGCTGGCCGCATACGCCATCGCATTGTCGTTTTTCTTCTCGGTCACATAGTTGGATACATTGTCATAGGTCTCCTTGATGTTGTCATAGGCGTCCTGTGCAAACCGCACCGTGTTCCATCCGGGGATCAGGTATTCCCACCATTTTCCGTTCGCTTTTGCCATTTTCCAAGCTCCTTTCTTCCCTCTGTCGCGGAGCACTGTCGTTCCCGCTACACCGGGCTTTCTTCATCCAGCACAGCCCCACCGGCCTGCCAATGGCTCCCCCTTCGGGGGAGCTGGCGGCACTTTGTGCCGACTGAGAGGGTTACTCCACCTTCAGCCCCATCGCGGTCAGCTTGTCCCGCATGGAGTCCGAAAAGTTCGTCTCGTCCAGGTTCTGCATCATGTAGATCATCTGGTCCCGCAGCTGCATCAGGTAGTTGTTGATGCTCCGCCGGTCTGCCGGGTCCATGTTCTCGCTCAGCTTCGGCAGGCTGATCTCGCCCAGCCTCGTGATATCTGCCATTTGTCTCCACTCCTTTTATCTCTTCGGTTCTCCTCCGGCCACCCGGTTGCCCCGGCTCTCGGCCATCGTAAAGGCGATCGACCGCACCGCGATCTGCCCGGTCCCGGTCAGCCGCAGCCGCATCGTGTCGTGCCGTGTCGGCACAAAGGGCAGGTTCACCCGCGTCCACTTGTTCAGCACCGCCGCTTCGCCAAGGTCGGTCCATGCCCCGCCGTCATAGCTGGCCTGCAATTTCACCACGCTGTAGGCCATGGCGTCCACCCGCAGCGTCACCCGGCTGATGTATTTGTCCGCCGGGGTGTTCAGCCCGATGTCTCCGGTCACGGCCTCAAAGCGCACCGTCTTTTCCAGCTTGTTCTGCGCCGTTTCGGTGTTCCGGTCGGTCTCCCGCTCCGGGTCGGTAGCCCAGAGCGTTTTCCCGTCCCACTGGTACAGCTGCCGCCCCGTCGAGCACATGGCCCAGCCGTTCGCGTCGGCTTCCCCGGCCGTGTCCTCTTCGTTCCAGAGGGTGCGTTCGGTGTCATACACCAGCAGCCGCGTTTCGCCGCGTTCCGGCACCTTCAGGTGCAGGTAATACCGGGTGTCCAGCACACCGCCCACAGCGCCCCTCACATCCATCAGCCAGCTGTTGTCCAGTCCGCCGGAGATCTTCACCGGCAGACTTCCGTCCCAGGCCATCACGCCGTCCTGCGAAAGGTAGTACAGCACCTCCGCCAGCACACACAAACTCCCGCTGGCCTCTTTGGCCACACCGCGGCACTGTGCGCTCACCAGCTGGTAGTCCGCCGGGCGGCTGCCGTAGAGCTTGTGCAGGGTGTTTTCTTTGAAAAACAGCACGTATCCCATGCAGGTGGCCGCCCCGGTAAACGGCCCGTCGCTGCCCACGGTCACGGCGTAGCTGTCCGCTGCGGTGCCGCGGTAGCTGAACCAGTTCGTCGGGTCGCCCAGCTTGCAGCCGTAGATGACGTTCTCCTTCGAGTTGCAGCCCCACACCCGGTTGTTGCACTCGGTCAAAAAGTCCAGGTCCGGCACCCGGCGTTCCAGCCGGAAAGGTTCGCTGTTCCCCTCCATCGTCGCACCTTTGCCGTCGATGCCTACCCAGCGGATGACGTCCCCGCTCTTGGTCATCGTGCCATAAAAGTAATCGCCGCCCGGCTCGGCCTGCACCTGCACCCAGTCGTTGCCCCGCGCGTAGATCACCCGGTCGCCCTTCAGGGCCTTCCAGTGCATCTCGTTGCCGTCTTCCACGCCGCTCACGGTCACGGTGTCCCACACCGCAAAGTCCTTCCCGATGCCGGCCGCCTCGATCTTGCACCAGCTCAGCTCCACCGGGGCCCAGCTGCCCAGCGCAGTATTGTACACTTCCAGTACGCTGTCGCTGCTGTACGGCTTCTGGGCGTTGATGATCTTCAAAAACATCTGCCCGTCCGCCGGGTTTTCCGGTTCCGTCGTTCCCTTGCCCGAAACCGTAAAGGTCTGCCCGGCCGCATCGCAGGGCGTCAGCACCACGTCCGCGCCGCCGTTTTCCCAGGCAGCCCCCAGCTGCACCACCGAACGGTCTTTCGTGTCGAACGCGATCTTGTCCGGGAAGATGATGACCTTCGTGCCCATGCCCACCATCACCTTCGGGCTGTCCTCCACCGCGTTCCAGACGAATTCGGCCTCCTGCGGGGTCTCATCCGAGTTGTAGATGAGGTTCTTCCCCGCCGCCACCAGCAGGCCGTTCAGGTGGTACATGCCGTTCATCTGCACGATGGTCCGCATCTCCCTCCGCGGGCTGCGGGTCTGCAAGGCCGGGTATCCCCGGCTCGAAAAGTTCTTCATCTCGGTAAACTCCGCCTCAGCGCAGCCGTAGCTCTCGTTCAGCCCGCCAAAGGCCGTCTGGATGCTGCGCCCGCTCGAAAGGCTGTATAAACTCGGCAGTGCCATCTCAGTACCTCCATCGCACGTCCATCTTCGGCAGATACCGGTGGCGGCACCATGCCGCGAACTCCTGCTGGGCGGTGTTGGCCATCTGCATCTCGTTGGCATACCGGTCGGTCTCGCCCAGCGCCAGGTCGATCTGTGCGCACAGATAGTGCGGGTAGTAGTCGTCGTAAGGCTCCGGCAGCATCAGCTCTGCGTCCTGCCGCAGCAGCTCGATGTCCCGGTCGTACAGCACATCTGCGCCCACGGCATCAAAGTCGGTGGTATCGCTCTTCTCCACCACGCTTTTCCGCAGCCCGGCGTCCGCCTGCCGCAGCCATAAGATCTTCAGTTCCCGGTCGAACCCGTTGTTCTGCCGCAGCTTGTCGGCGATCTCGATTGCTTTTCCTACAGTCATTGGGCAGCTCCTCTCTGTCGCGGAGCACTCCCGCTCCCGACACCATAAACTTTTTCGTCCAGTACAGCCTCACCGTCCTGCCAAGGGCTCCCCTAGCAGGGGAGCTGGCAGCGCGGAGCGCTGACTGAGAGGTTATTAAAAATCCCCGGCACCGCGCGTGCCGCCGGGCCGGGGATACGATTCTATGGATTCGCGCTGAGAGGGTGGGTTCACTCGCCCTTGCTCATGATGCCTTCCAGCCTTGCCGCGCTCTGGGCGTCCTGCTCCTCGCTGTGCTGGATGACCTCTGCCACCTCCGGCGGCACCTTCACGGTCACGCCCCGCTTGATCTGGTAGTTCACGCCGTTCACGCTCACGAACAGGTCGCCCTTGTAGCGCCCGTTGTCGCTGAACAGCCGGATGCTCACCATGCCATCCTCGTTTTCTTTCTTTACTGCCATCGTCTAAACTCCTTCTGCCCTCTGTCGCAGGGCCCAATCGTTCCCGGTTTCGGGAAACTTTTCTCAGTCAGTATTCTCAAAACCGGCCTGCCAATGGCTCCCCTGTCAGGGGAGCTGTCACGCGAAGCGTGACTGAGAGGTTTCGTTCCCGTCTGCTGACATCTCCCGCCGTTCAGTTCGCCGCCGCGATGCCGCTGTACTCCTTCGAGCAGCTCTCAATGCGCACCATGTACTGTTCCACAAGCCGCTCTGCGGTCTTGTGTGCCTTCCAGCCCACGGATGCGCGCTGGTTCAGCGGGTCGTCGCCGTAGCCCAGCTGCTTGACGATGTGTTCCAGGCCGCCGCCCTCGATCTCGGTGGTGCCGTAGGCGTGGGCACCCAGGATCAGGGTAGCGAACACCGCCAGGCCCGCCGGGCAGCCGGTGCCCTTCCAGATCTTCGCCTCGCTGGTCTCCACGAAGCGCACCCCGTGCAGCTTGCCGATCTCGCCGTTGTAGATCTCATCCGGCTGTGCGTACTTGTGCACGTCGATCCAGGCCGGGTCGTTGCGCAGGTCGTAGGAGACGTACGGATGGATGATGGCCACATAGCTTTCGCCGATGGGGTCCGCGTTCATGGCCTTCAGCTGGGTGGCTGCCTTCATGATGAGCTTGCTCGTCAGCTGGCTGGTGCCGTCCAGGCCCGCGCGGCTCTTCACCTCGGTCTCCACGCCGTCGGCTACCTTGGGTGCGTAGATGACGTTGGTGCCGCCCGCCAGAATGTCGCGCACCACGCTGTCCATGGTGCGGCCCGCCTGGCTTGCGATGATCTTGGTTGCCTGCACGATGTTGTTGTCGATGGCAGTCAGCTGCAGCGTGTCGGTGATGGGCACCCAGTCGCCGTACTGCTTCACCTCGGCCGTGATGGTGGTCACATTCAGGGCCTTGCCGTCCGGGGTCACGCCCTCGGTCAGCGGGGTGGTGGCCTTGGGCAGGCTGTCGTACTTGCGGAACTCGATGGTCTTGCCGCCGTTCGCCGGGATGGGGTACTTGTCGCCGAACTGGTCGTGCACCAGCGCCGGTTCCGCCTGGTCGATGAGCCGCTTCTCGTAGTAGGTCTTCATCTCGGCGCTCATGCCGGTGGTCTTGGTGGTATTCTGGAGCTGGGTGCTCGCGTCCGCGAACATCTGCAGCTCCAGCTTCATGGTCTTGTCCTTCATAATCTTCCTCCTGATAAATATTTTGTTCCTCTCAGAAGAACTCCCCCGGCCGGGAGAGCTGGCGCAACGCGCCTGAGAGGGTCACAACGTAATAATCTCCCCACGCAGCACCCGTTTTTCCAGTGCCTCGCGGTCCTTGCGGCTCATGCTGCTCACGTCAAGATGGGTCTGCACCGCGCCGCCGGGCCGGGTCCCATTCTCGCCGGGCCGTGCGCCGCGCTGGCGGATGCGCTCGGTCACGCCGTTCTCCACCTGCCGGGCGGTCGCCTCGGTCTGCTGGGCCATGATGCGGTCGAAGTACGCGGCCCGGTAGGCCGCTTCCATCGAGCAGCCCGCCCGCATCATCTTCTCCACCTCCGGGTTTGCCAGAACTTCCGCCTGGTCAAAGTCCGGGTATCTCTCCTTCAGCGCCGCAGCCTCGCGGTTCCACTCCTCGTGGATGGCCGCAATGCGGGCCCGCTGTTCGGCCTCCCTCTGCATCTGCTGCGCTGCCGCCTGCTGGGCGGTCAGACGCTTGTTCTGGGTCTCCAGCTTGTCCATCTCCCGCGCCGTCTTCACCGAGACGCCCTTCTCCATGGCCAGCCTCTCAAAATAGGCGTCGTCCTTCACCTGCCCGTTCCGCACGGCTTCGGTCAGGGCCGCAAGGTCGGTGGCGTCGGTGCCGTACTTCTCGCCAATGGCCTCCAGCAGCCCGCGCATCTCCGGGCTGGCTTCCAGGTTCTTTGCGGCAAGCGCCACGGCCTGCTGCATCATCTCTTCGGCCTCCGCCCGGTATTCCCCGCTCATCAGTTGGCCGAATTTCTTCCGCCGCTCCGCCGGGCTGAGTTTCTTTTCCTCCTCGCCCTTGCTCTCGCCGTCACGGCCCTCTGCTTCATCCGGGGCAGCATTTTCTTCTTCGCCCAACGCAGAGTTCTCCTCCATGCCAAGGGCTCCCCTAGCAGGGAAGCTGTCTGCGCCAGCAGACTGAGAGGTTTCCCCGGCTCCGCTGCCACCATCGCCGCCCTCGGCAAACAGCTGCAGGTTCATCTTCCCGCTCACCATGTCCGGCAGCTGTGCCGGGTCCGGTGCCTTGCCGTCCGCGAACATCATGTTCACCACCAGCTCCACGTTCTCCGGGTAGCTCTCCGCCAGTGCGTCCAGTCCGTCCTGCACCAGCTCCACCCATGCTTCCACCATGTTGCAGCTCTCACGAGTCGGGGTCGCCTCCACCTTCATCCAGCCGTCGCCGTGGGCCACAGCGCCCAGCGCCACAGTGCCTGCCCGTGCAGCCTCCTCCACCTCGTTGGCAAGGGTCTGCATCAGGACGCTCACCGCTGCGCACACAATGTCCTGCCCGTACTTCCCCGCGTCTGCATGGCCCTTCGCTTTCACTTCGTAGCTGATTTTGTCGTCGTTCCAAACCGTGCGCATCACACTTGCTTCGATCATGCTCTTTCTCCTTTACTTGTTCGGGTTGTTCACGTCCATGGCCCGCCGGGCTGCCTGGGTGGCAAGGCTGTTTCCGCCGCTGCCTACCTGTGCGCCCAGGCCGTTGGTGACGCTCAGGCCCTCGCTGGTCCCGCCGCTGCCCCCGCCCGCGCTGCCTGCCTGCTGGGCCGCAGCGCCCGCCATGGCCGAAAGGTTCGAGCCGTTCTGCTGGTCGATGATGCCCGCCAGCTTCTGCACCTGCTCCATGGCCTGCTGCAACTGCTGGTAGAGCGTACCGTTCTGCTGCACCCGCTCCCGTACCTTCTCGATGCCCTCAAAGTCCATCATGTCCAGCGCGGCCAGCGCCGCGTCGGCGTTCGCCGGGGCAAAGAACCCCAGCTGATAGCACTCCTTCGCCGTCTCATTCTGGGAAAGCCGGTTGAAGGTGCTCTTCTTTGCTGCGCTCACCGTGATGTCGAACACAGGTTCGTGAGCACCCAGCTCCACGCCGCCCACCATGCCGCCGGGCTGGGCCCGGAGCTGCTGGCCGGAGAACGGCACGAACTCCGTCTGGCCAGTCGGCCCGGTGATGCGGTAGACCCGCTCTTCGTCGTAGAACTGCCGCATCAGCTCGATGATGAGGTAGCATTCCTTCGCAAAGGCCCGGTAAGCGCTCTTCAGCATGTCGCGGCTCAGCTTGCTTCCGGCTTCCTGCAGGGCCGCAATGGCCGAAGCCGCTGTCAGGCCGCTCGTGGTGCCGCCCTGGCTCACATCCCGGTTGCCGCTGATCTCCTTCAGCTCGGCCACCCGCGCGTCCCGGTAGCTGATGCAGTTGCCCTGCAGCCCCGCCGTTTGCAGCGGGGTCAGGCTGCCGTCCCGCAGCGTCCCGGCCACGTGCACGATGTCCCGCGACCAGTCCGCCAGCTCCTCTTCGTTCACGCCCGCCGCGTCGCTCAGCAAAAAGCGGGGCTTTGCCGCCAGCTTGATGTTCTCGTCCATGGCATGGTTCATCTCGTCGATGGCGGTCTGGGTGTCCTTCATCACGTCGATGTACCCAAACCCCGCCGGGCTGTCCTCTTCCATGAACAGCGGGTCGAACACGAACGGATACAGCCCGTGGTCGTAGAATCCCCGGTCGGCATACTGCGGGTCGTTCTCGCTGGCGTAAAGCACGATGCCGTTGCAGAACTTGCAGTAGTGCAGCAGCGGTTCCCCTTCGGGCCGGGCCTTCTTGTAGTACCAGTCCACCACCACGCTCTTGTCGGTGGTGTCGATGTGCTCGTCGTGCACGTACTTTGCCACTTCCAGTGTGCTGCCGGTGTGGCCGTCCAGCTGGGGCCACCTGGCTTTCAACTGGTCGTTGTCTTCCAGTCTCAGGCTGAACAGGTTCGCCGATTCCTGCACGTCCATCACGCCCGGCTCCCAGTACAGCATCAGGATGTCCATGCTCTGGATGGTGATGTCACCCAGGCCGCTGCGCTTTGCCGGGTCCCAGAACACGCCCTTCACGCCGGTGCCCTGCTTGAGCTTGCGCCACCAGGTGTCGCTGTAGGCCTGCTCGTAGTCGGCCTGTTCCAGCACCACCGGCAGCACCTTCGAAAGGACCTTCGCCGTCTCTTCATCGTCCGCCGCTCTGGGCAGTACGTTCGGTTCCGGGTAGTTGTCCATCGCGTCGGCGTGTTTGTTCGCGATGGAGTTGAACAGCCACCCGCTCGCCGGGGTCGGCTTGCCCTCCATCATCTCGTTTTTGTAATTCTTCCAGTGCCGCATCCGGAACCACAGCTCGTTGTCCACGATCCGGGTGTCCAGCGCCGCCTTGCCGCTCTTGTACCGCTGCAACAGCTGCGCTGCCTTCGCCACCTCTTCGGTGCCGATGACTTCTTCCAATTTGTCTTCCAACTTGACCTCCTATCGTGCCTCTTCCCGCCAGGTCACACCCTGTAAAACGTCGCTCTCCGCGCATCCAGTTCCAGCGGGTCGTCCCGCAGCAGCGGGGCTTCCACGTGCTGCCGGGGGCTGATGGGGTTTTCCATCAGCACATACCGGCACTCGTCGTAGATGTGGTCTTCCTGCGTGGTGTCGATGTCCTCCACGTTGCTCTCGTCGTACACCAGATTCGGGATGGTCCGGATGAAATGCTTGCAGGTGTCGAACACCTGAAACATGGGCCGCCCCTCTCCGTCAAACGCCAGCCGGTAGTGGAACTGCATCTTCCCCGCGATGCGGGTGTGGTCGCCGGGGATCCAGTGGATATAGTTCGGGGTTTTCTCCTGCATGGCCGCGATGCTCTCGCCCTGGCTCTCGTTGAAGATGGCCGGGTCGGCCACGCCTGTGATCACCCGCCCCCGCAGCATGGGGTCGTTTTCTTCCACTTCCCGGATCATCCGGGCCTGTTCCACCGGGTTCACCTTGGTGCCCTCGTTGGGGGTCCCGGTGCAGCCGTATAACTCCCGGATGCGGTATAGCCGCCCTTCCTCGTCCGCTGCATACCACCCCACCGAAAACGGCTTCGCATAGCCGAAGTCGTACCCGCGCCAGATGCGCCAGTGCGCCGGGATGCGGAACGGGTGGATGACGTGGGTGAACCGCTGGTCGTCGTAGTGGGCCGGGTCGTTCCGCCATTCGGTGAATACCTGTCCGGTAAAGCTGTCCCAGTCGCCGTACAGCAGCGCCTTCTTCTCGGCCTCCGGCAGTGCGGCCAGATTGCCAAGGTATCCGGGGTCGTTTTCCAGCAGCGCCTTGTTGTCGAACACCGTGGATGGAATGAAGATCCTCGTTCGTCTCCGCACGATCTCCCCGCCCTCCGGCGTCTTGACCTTGACGTACTGCACCATCCGGGTGCCCGGTGGTGCTGGCGTAATGAACCGGGCCTTCACCCATCCGTGGCCCACCCCGCCGGGGTTGGCCGTAGCGCGGGTGTACACCCGTGTTCCCGGCCCGTTCGGTCGGTTTCGGCTCAGCAGATAGCTGTACTCGCTCCACGTGAAGTGGGTCAGCTCGTCAAAGCCGATGAAATCGTACTGCTGGCCCTGGTAGTTGTACTTGTCCTTCTCGGTGTGCAGGCTGCCAAAGTAGATCTTCGCCCCGCTGGGGAAGGTCCAGCAGTGGTTCGAGCCGTTGTACTTTGCTTTCGGGAAGACGGGCTTGTAATACTGCATCGTTTTGTCGATCAGCTCCCGCAGCTGGGGGAAGCTCTTGCGCAGGATCAGTCCCCGGTAGTTCGGGATGTCCACCTGCCGCAGCGCCTCGATCACCAGCGCGTCGCTCTTGCCGCCGCCTGCGGCCCCGCCGTATAACGCCTCGTTCTCGGTCCGGGCCATAAAGGCCATCTGCCTCGGCTGTGGGGTCCAAATTACGTTTCTGTTTCCCGTCTTCGCTCACCTGCCCTTCACCGCAGGGCCCGGCACCTTACACTCTGTCGGACCTTCTTCATCCAGCACAACCAAAACCGCCCTGCCAATGGTCGTCCTCCCTCTGTCGCTATTCGCGACATCTCCCTCCGGCCGGAGGGAGTCTTTCCTTGTAGGGGAGCTGTCGCCGAAGGCGACTGAGAGGTTACTCCACCTCCACCTCCGCTTCTTCCCCGGTCCCTTCGGCTCCAATGCAGATCAGCGGCGGGCCTGCCGTGTCCTCGTCGTCTGCCTTGCCCGCCGGGGCCAGAGCTGCCGCCTTTTCGGCCACGTCCATCAGCACCCGCGCCACGTTGGCTGCGTTCTTGTCGTCCATGGTCAGTCCGTCGTAGTGCTCCCGCAGTGCTTCCAGCTGCCGCCGGTCGCTGTCCAAAAGCTTCTGGTCGTAGCTGCCGGGGCTGTTGTAGACCACAAGCCCGGTCTCGGCTGCGTCGGCCAGAGCTTCCAGCTCGGTCTTGAGCAAGGCCCCCATCTCGGCGTCTTCGGCCCGCACGCTCTCTTCCAGCCGCCGGTCCAGCTTCGCGCGGATCTCTGCGGCCCGCTGGCTTTCGGCCACCCGGCCCTGCAAATAGGCCACCTGCTCTTTGGCGCCAATGGATGCCCGCACCGCGATCTCCCGCGCTGCTGCCTGCCGCGCTTCGGCGAAGGCGTCGCCCCTGGCTGCTTCTTCGGCCAGCCACGAGCGGATGGTGGATTCCGGCACCTTGTACCGCCGGGCCACCGCGCAGATGTTGTTCGACGCCACCATCGCCATCACCACTTCGGCCCGCAGCTTCGGCGGGTACTTGCGCCCCCGCTGGCTGCCCGCCACGGTGTTTTTGCAATATGCCCGCTTCTTCAAGTATCCACCTTCCCTCTGTCGCGGAGTCCAACCGTTCCCGGTTTCGGGGAAACATTCTCAGTCTGTATTCTCAAAACCGGCCTGCCAATGGCTCCCCTTATAGGGGAGCTGTCGAGCGCCAGCGAGACTGAGAGGTTTGTCCCTCTGTCTCTCAGCCTACCACAACACGGCGCAGAAAAATACTTGAAACATTTTGCCTCTACCGCAAGGCCAAGACCTCGCCCTTTGGGGAGAGGTGGCGGCGCGAAGCGCTGACGGAGAGGGTTACAGCAGCCCCCGCCGGGCCGCTTCCACCGCCACCGTGGAAAGCACTTCCAGTTCCTTGCGGTAGTAGGTGCTGCGGCAGATGTACAGCGCCGGGACCACTTTTTCCTCCGGCTTGCCTTCCAGATACCGCAGCCGCAGCAGGTCCGCGCACAGGGGTTCGGCGGCTTCATAGTAGCGCAGCACCTCCTCGATCACCTCGGCCCAAGCAGCACGAACAGGCCCTTCGGCATACTGCCGCAGAGCTTTCCGTGTGGCCTTCTTCTGCTCTTTCGTCACAGCCCCACCTTCCCTCTGTCGCGGAGCCCGTCCGTTCCCGATCGGTCGGGCCTCATTCAATCCAGCACAGCCAAAACCGACCTGCCAAGGGCTCCCCTACTAGGGGAGCTGGCACGCGAAGCGTGACTGAGAGGTTATTTCCGCGCGTGTTTCAACGCAAAATATCAGTACAGGTTCTGTCAGGTGCGAGGTTTCGCAGCTTTCGCAGCCTCTACTCGCCGCAAGATCACATAACACTGCGGCTCGTTCCGTTCCCAGCCGTCGGGCCGCTCGCTTCCCGGCGACTCGTGCAGCTCGCCCGGTTCCAGCACCATGCACTTCTGCAATTCCCAGCCGGGGAACCGCTGGCTCCACCAATAGGCGTCGTTCGCCATCTCGCCGCAGGCGGTCCGCAGCTGCTTGCGGCTCCATCGGGTGTCGTTCGGTGCCTGCTCCGCCGGCCGGCGCAGGGTGCTCGTCTCCACCCACAGGCGCTCTTTGTGTCCGTACAGGTAGCCCAGGGTGCCGTTTTTGCCGTCCTTGCCCAGCAGTTTGCCCATGTCCATCCGGTCTACGTTGATGGTCCCCAGCGGTTCGAACTCGCTCGTGCCGGGGATGCGCCGCCGCCACAGGTCTTCCAACATCTCGCGCCACTCCCGGCGTTCCCGCTCATCCAGGCCCACGCATTCGGCAAAGCCGTGCATGTGCAGCCGTCCGGCTTCACCCTTGCGCACAGCCGCCAGCATCAGGCGGATGTGCTTCTTCTCCACGCCGAACCGCTTGCAGGTCGCCGCGATCACCCGCCGCAGATAGTTCCGCACGTCCTTCCGGCAGGCCTGCAGGTCTTCGGGCAGATAACAGTCCTCGTAAGTCGCCGTGATAAAAAATCCCCGCCGGGTAAAGTTCGCCAGCGCCACCCGCTGGCGGCGGCGCATCGAGGCCATCTTGTTCTTGGCCTTCTGTCCTTCGGTGGACTCTTTGCGCTTCTTCCGCCGGGCACTGTGTTCGGTCGGCGTAATGGAAAAGATGCCCACGGCCATGTACTCGTCCCCACAGAGTATCTTTTTCTCTCGGATGTAGTTGCAGCGCATCCCCTGTACCTCCTGCGAGCCATCGACTTCCGGTGTATTTTCTCTTTTCCGTGACCCACCGTCACAGAAATAACGGGTATACGAGCCCCCGAAAGGGGTCTTGCACCCCCTTTTATAAAAGGTTTATGAAAAGTAACGGATACGGTGGACGTTTTCAGGTCCATCGTATCCGTTGCACTTCATAAAGATCAGGGTTCCGCCGGTTTTCCTTTCACCGCCCAGCCGCCGTAACTCAGCTCCGGGTGCCCCATCTTCCGGGCTTTGCGGTTATAGCGGCACAGGTCCCGCACGTCCCTCTGTAAGGGCGTCGGGTCCGCGATCCGGCACAGCCGGTCGTCTGCCCGGTCGTCGGGCTTCACGGCGGGCTTCTTCTTTGGCGGTCTGCAGTGGCACGGCCGCACATCGGTCTTTCGGTCCATTTTCGCAACGCCGCGCCGTTCGTTCTTCCCGCCTCGGCGGTAGCTCTCGTGCACCGTGGTCTCGCTGCCGAACACCCCCAGCGCCACCAGATCCATCGCCGTGCCTTCGCCCAGCAGCTCCCCGGCCGCATTCCATGCCCGATACCAATAGACCCTCCGCTGCTGCGTGTTGTCCGCCGTCGGCACCGGTTCCGGCATCGGCGCAGCCGCTTCTTCCCGCTCCATCCGCCAGCGCCGGGGCTTGTCCGTCTTCCGGCTGCTCCGGTAACAGGTCGAGACCGTCCCGGCGTCCTTGAATAGCCCCTTTCCGGCCAGCTGTGCTGCCGTTCCTTTCGCCACAAAGTCCCCGGTCTTCGCATCGTAGACGGTGTAAATGTACTTGCTCACGCCCATGTCAGACCCTCCTCCGGAATGCACCCAGGCTCATTTGTGCCTTCGCCGCCTCGATCTTCCGCTGCACCTCGTCGCCCGAAAGCGGCAGCCGGGCTGCGCCCTGCTTCCCGGCCCTGCGTCCTGCGGCCATCATCACGGCCCGCTTGATGAACTCGTCCTCCTGCTTTTTGTAGCTCTGGCTCAGCGCTTGCACCGTCTTTTCGTCGTCGATGTTCTCCACCACGATCTCTTCGGTCTGCAGTGCGTCGCAGGCACACCGCCGCAGCTTCTCCATGGCCACATCCACGCCGTCCTCTTTGCCCCACTCGTTCAGCTGCTCGTAGTTGCGGCGCATCTCGGCATACAACCGGTTCAGCCGGTCGGCACCGAAGCCCAGTTCCTGCACACAGGCCAGCGCCATCAGCTGCCAGGCCATGGTCGCGGCCCGGTCGCCCACGATTTTCAGCTGCTGTTCCCGCCGGGTGCGCGGGGTGCGCAGCGCAGGCACCCGGAACTCCGCCGGGACCCCTGCGGGCAGTGCCTCCGCCCGCAGCTGGCGGGCCTTTTCGGTCTGGGGCATCCCGTTTTTGTCCGGCTGCATCACCACGGCCAGGCTCGCGCTGCCCAGCTGCTCCTGTCGCCGGGTCAGCCGGTCCAGCCGTGTCCGGCCCAGCCCCCACAGCTCATGCAGGGCGATCTGCCCGCACCAGCTCGTCAGCTGCACCACACTGTCCTGCGTCAGGTCGATTTCTGCCGCCAGGTCCATCTTCTTTTTCATCCGACATTCTCCGTTCTCTGAATTTTCCACAGGCCCGGTCCCGCCCGGCACAGACCAGGCAGTCCGGGCGGTTGATCTCAAACACATGGACGCACTGCGTTCCGTCCATCATGCTACCGCTCCTTCACGCACTTGTAAAAGTAGGCGTTCAGCTTCAGCCACTCGTCCATCGAGACGTTCTCCCGGTCCAGGGCTGCATCGCTCAGCACCCTGTAGGCGCTGCTGTGCTTGATGTCCCGGTCCCGCCAGTCCATCTTTTCCAGCTCCGCATCGATGCGGGCCTTGTACTCCTCCGGCTTCATCCTTTGACTTCCTCCACGTGATACGGTTCCAACTCGTCATACTCCGGGTAATGCCGGGCAGCCAGCAGCCCCGCCCGGTCTTTTGCCTCCCGCGCATTTTCCGCCTGCACCACATACGCAATGCACTCGGTCATGTGCTCGTTCCGGCACTCAATGTGCACCCGGTACTTCATGCCCTGCCTCCTCTTCCTCCGGGTACAATGCAAATGCCTGCCCTTGGATTCGGCCCAGCATCTTCAGTACCCCGTCCAGCGCTGCCTTTTTGATGTCCGGATCCATCCGTTCCAGCATGGGGACCATGCGTTCCCACTCGCTTTCCATCCGGTCTTTGGATTGAAACACCCACGCCGCGTCGTTTTCCTGCATCCTTTCCAGCTTTTGCCGCAGCTCCCCGGTCATGTCGGCTGCGATGGCATAGGCCTGCTGGTGGGCCCTGCGATCCATTTCCTCTTCGTCCACAACGGCGGCGATGGGCTGCTTTTTCAGGGCGGCTTCGGCGTCCTTGGCCCGCTTCTCCGCTTTATCCCGCTCGCTTTCAGCTTTTTGGCACTGGAGCCGGGCGGCAACGCTGCCCTCTTTGGCGGCAGCGACCTGCTGATTCAGCTTCTTGTTCTGCTCGGTCAATCCCTGTACGTCCGCCAGCGCGGCATCCAGATGGACTTCCGCCGTTTCGGCCCGCTGCCTGGCCTCCTCGTGCATCTTCCAGACTTCTTCCTCCCGCGCCTCGGCGGCAGCACTCCGCTCCTTCTCCGCCTTCAGCTGAGCCAAAAGCCCCTGATACTCCTTATGCGTCGTGATATCCCCCGAAAGTACCTGATCGACCGCCTCCGGCTCCGCACTGGGGGCGCAGATGGCTTGCAGCAGACTCTTTCCGATCTGGCCGTCCTGCACAAGTTCGGCCAATTTGGCCGAACCCATCACATTACTCCCGACCTCCACCATCCGGGTCGCGCTGCGGACGCTCAGCCCGACCGACTGGCACCACTGCGCCCAACGCCCGCTGTACCGGTCGGCCAGCGCCGCATGGACATTCATCACATTCACGCACGCTTGTCCGTACTCCTGCACGCTCCGGTTCATGTGCAACGTGAATTCCTCTGTGTTGGCCCGAATCACGGTGCACATGTTGGCGGGCAGAACAGTGTAGTCAAACGCCTGTAATGTCGTTTCGTTCTCCGCCATCCTTACCCCGCCTTTCTTCCGCTGCAGCGGCCCGCTGTCACGGTGCCGGTGGGTGCTTTGTGAACCTTCTGGTTCTTGTCCGGCTGCTGCTCGGTCACAATGCCCAGCGCCGCCAGCACCACGCCGACGCTGCCCATCACCAGCGCCGCACAGGTCCATCCCAGCATCGCCCGGCCGTTCGTGCTGTTCTCAATGCCGGCCGCGCACAGCAGCGCCGCCACCCCCAGCAGCATGGCCCCCATGTAATAGGCATTCGCCTTCCACTTCTTTTTCATTTGCAATTTCTCCTGTTCTGTGGTAAATTTGTGGTGATAGGCCCTTCTCAACCTGTCACCCTAAGGCTCGTCGGTGTTCCAGCACCGGCGGGCCTTTCTTCTTGGAACTCTCTCTGCCACGCCAGCGCGGCATTCTTGTCGATGCGCCACAGCCGCGGCCCCTCCTTGTGGGCGGGCAGCAACCCCTTGCGGCACATCGTCTGCACCGTCTTCGGGTCAATGTTCATCAGCGCGCCGTATTCCTTCGGCGTCAGAAACGCAGGCAGCTGCCGCGCGTCCCAGATTCTCGCCTTCTTCATTCCGGCCTACTCCTTTCCGATATTTTTCATGGTCTCGACTCTTCTTTTTTGTCAGTATAGCAACGGAAAGCCAAAAGCACAACAACGATAAATCGTTCAAAATGCGCCTTGTATATCCTCGCTTCACGTTCTGTTCCTTTAACGGACTTTCTGTTCATAGAAAGTTTACGAGTCCACTCGTGCAATTACCTTTTCCTTTTCCACTGGGTCAGCAAACAGATATTCGAGCGTCAACCCTCCCAAAATAAATTGCAGCGCCAGCATCTCGTTTAGCTTGAACTCGTTTTCACCATTCATCTTGTTGCTCAGTGTGGCCGGGCTCACGCCGATCTGCCTTGCCACCCGGCCAAGTGTGCGTCCTTGTGCTTTGAATTCCGCCCATAAATTCGGGAACCGCTTGCTCTCTTTCATCGTCCTCCCTCCTTTCCTCGCCCCGCCTTCCGCCGGGGGATTTTTCACGCGCTCTTGCACCTTTTGTCTCCCCATGATACAATTTCCTCGGAAAGGAGGTGAATTGTATATGGTTCCAAAACTTCAAATTCGTTCTCAGGATATCCCGCTGCTCATTCGCGCGCTGCAATCGCTCGAAAAAGCACCCGATTCCTGGTTCGGCCCGGTCGATGACCCGGCCCTTATTCCGGAGCTGAAAAACACAGCCCGCGGCCTTCCGGCTCAGCTAAAGCTTCAGACTCTTCAGTTTTCGGACCTCGACCTTCTCGCGCTTCAGCAAGCCTGCGCATATCAGTGCCTGACCGCCAGTCTTTCAAAAGCGGAAGCAGCTCTTCTGGAACGCTACGAGAATCAGTTCTTCGCTCTTCTGTCGGCGGGGAATCCTGGTATGTTCCAGTGAACACCTTCCCGGTCCGCCGAAATTTCTGCATTGCCCGCCTCTGGCGGGCTTTTTGTTTGCTGTACATCTTGCTCCTTTCCCTTCCCGCCTTCCGCCGGGGGATTTTTTCACACGCTCTTCTTTGGGCTGGCCGGGTCGGTGTGCAACTTCTCTGCGTCTGCCAAGCTCCTTTAACACTTGCAAATATGCGAGTATTAAAACAAAAAAATATCCTTGCATTCGCTTGCTGACAATTGCAATACCTCTGCAATTTCATGTACTTCCCCAACTGTGAATTTCAGTCCGTCAGACGCAAGTTTTCGAGAAATCGTGCTAGAATCAACGCCGATTTTCTTTGCAAGTTCTTGCTGAGTCATGCAGCGTTCTTTCAGCTTTCCCCTGAGTAGATTCATATCAGTTGACACCTATTTTCACCTCTTTACTTCCTCGCGTTTTCTGCGAGTTTCTAAAGTCAGAATACCACTGCCATAGCGAAATGTCAATATAGTTCTTTCATCTTTGCAAGATTTTTTTGTCATTTTGCGTTTTTCTATTGCAATTCTGCGATTTTTAAGCTATTCTTAAAAAAAGGAGGTGCGCATATGACCACAGGTGAACGGTTAAAATTTCGCAGAAAAGAAATAGGTCTTTCAGCTGAAAGCGTTGCAGAACAGCTCGGTGTCTCTCCTGCCACTATTTATAGATACGAAAATGGCGATATCGAAAAAGTTCCTGTTGATAGCCTTGCGGTGCTTGCTAAAATTCTGCGTACGACCCCAGCGTATTTAATGGGATGGGAATCGAAACCCACGTGGACGGAAAGTGACAATCCGCTTGCCGAAGTTCAAGCATCAGAGGAGAAAGAGCAAGCTCGTATTGCAGAGATGGTTAGCGATTTCAAAAAGCTGAATGAGGATGGACAAATAAAAGCAATAGAACGAATACACGAATTGACAGAAATTTCGCGCTATCGAAATATTTACGCAATTGCTTTTGACGAATACAAGTCAAAATATAAAAAATAACCGCCTCGGCTTCCCGAAGCGGTTGCGTTGTATATGGAGGAAATCATGGATAAATTTGATCAGCGCAAAATCCAATCTCAAATTTTGTTTCATCGTCGGCTCGGCTCTGCCGCGTTCTTTTCACTGATTTTCATCGTCCAAGCTGTTTTATTCTTTTTATTATCCAGATTCTCAAATTTAGCCTATGCCGTTTTTCTTTGTTTGTTTTTAGATTTCGGTTATGGGCTGCAAGCATATTCCCGTGAGCTTTTCATCCGCCAGATCAGAGACGCCTTGCTTGACATGGAAAATGCCGTGCCCGTTGGTCGTGTTATGCTCTACAAAATGCCTGTTTCTTCGGAGGTTGGCAGTTCCTACATCTGGGATTCCATTCGAGCACGTGTTCTTTATCGATACCGCTATCATCGCAGGAGTTTCGACTTTAATTTTATTCCCGCAGATTCAAGCGATCCCGCTTCGTGTGCATGGTCGGCCGCGTGGTTTTTTATCAATAACGACCTTGTACTTTATTCTGGTGATACCGCATTGCTCAAGTTCGCCATTCTTCTCGGCAGATACGGCTTTCAGCACGATTTTATTTCCGATTGTGCTTGGGAGCAATGGCTCGACACTCACCGTATGCAGTATACTGCATCCCCCGATCTTGCCAATCTTTTGGCACAAAAATAACCCCGCTGGTGTCCCTCAACACCAACGGGGTCATTCGCACAACCGCTTATCTCTGCTCAATAAGGAGGTACAGCCCGGAGTCTGGCGGCCCCGGCTGCTTTTTCAGTATACCACACTTTCCCACATCTGACCCAAAAGAACAGAAAATCCCGGCAGATGTCGGAAGTCTGCCGGGAAGTTCTGCGTAGTCGATACCAATGAGAAATCAGAATGTAGGAATAAGGAGAATTCGAATCATGGATGGTCTGACAAGGCTATTCTAGCACATCTGCTCAGACCTGACCGAAAGGAGTTGAAATTTTTATGGCACGTAACAAAAAGAATGCCGATGGCCGCTACCGGTATCGGGTCTACATCGGCAAGGACGCCAATGGGGCCAAGCGGTTCAAGTCGTTCTATGGTTCGACGGAGCGGGAGGCCAAGGCGGCCGCCGCCGAATACCGCGCTGCGCTCGGCAAGGGGCTGGACCCGGAGCAGAGCAAAGCAACGCTCGGCAAGCTGTACGACGACCTGATCGCGGTCAAAAAAGCCAAGGGCATCGGGCAGAAGAGCCTGGACCGGTACGCCGACAATCGCGACAACTGGGGCGAGCTGAAGGACATGCCCGCCGGGGAGCTGAAAGCTGCCGACTTCCAGAAGGCCCTGAACCGCCTGGCCGACTGGCACGACGGCAAGCCTCCCCTCTCCCACTTCACGCTGACCAATCTGCGTTCCAGTGCCAAGGCCGCGTATGATCTGGCCATTCCGGAGATCGTGCTCTACAACCCCATCACAAAGGTCACCTGCCCCGCCGGGGCCCCTGCAGAGCCCCGCGAGCCGATCACCGAGGAACAGCAGCAGTGGATCCGTGAAACGCCCCATCGGGCCCAGCGGGCCGCGATGCTGCTGTTGTACTCCGGCCTCCGGCGCGGCGAGGCCACAGCTCTCACCTGGGCCGATGTGGATCTGGACGACGCCACGATCACCGTCAGCAAGGGCTATAACTTCGGCGGCAAAAAGACCAAGACCACAAAGACGCCCGCTGGCACCCGCGTGGTCAGCATCCCGAAGGTTCTGGTCGAATACCTGAAGACGCAGCAGGACGGCTGCCTATACGTGCTCCACAATCCCGAAGGAGAACGGATGACGGAGCAGGGCTGGAAGCAGCTCTGGAAAAGCTACATGTGCGACCTGAACGTCAAGTACGGTTATGACGGCAAGCAGAACAAGAACCGTCCCGGCGGCCTGCCCATGGTCATCGATACCTTCACGCCACATCAGCTGCGCCACACCTTCTGCACACTGATGTATTTCGCCGGTGTGGATGTCCTCACCGCCCGCGATCAGATGGGGCACAAGGACATCAGCGTCACCCTCGGCATCTATACCGCCCTCGATAAAAAATTCAAGAAGAAAAAAATCAATCGTCTGGACGCCTACCTCAAAAAGCAATCTGTCGGATAGTTTTTTTGCGCCACCCCGCGCCACCTCTTGCGCCACCTTTTAAGAGAACTCTTTGTGAAATAGGAGCAATTAAGGCGATTTTGTCCGTCTGAAGTCCCCCGGCCAGCAAAAGAAAAATCCCCGAAAATCGGCTTCACAAGCCAACTTTCGGGGATTTCATTTTGGAGCTACTGATCCGATTCGAACGGACGACCTGCTCATTACGAGTGAGCTGCTCTACCGGCTGAGCCACAGTAGCAGACCAATGTTCTGCAACGTGATGTATTCTACCATA